TGAGCGCGGCAAGCGGTTTGTTCGTGTATACGATAAGAATCTACACCAACATGCTGCAGGAGCCTGCCGAGAAGATCGACGTGATCCTGGCGAACGCCGTCGACAAGATCTTCACCGCCCTGATGGGCGACTGCGACCTGGGTGCCAGCGTGCGGAACATCGACGTCTTCGGCGAGCTGGGCACGCCCCTCAAGGCCGTGGCTGGCTACGTCGAGATCGACAAGGTGCTCTACCGAAATGTAGATGTGACACTTCCGCTCATTATGAACGATTCGTGGGTGCTCAGTGCCTAAGTGTGCGCGAGGATGTAGCTGCTTGCGGCATGACAGTAGCCGCTGGGACGGCCTTTCGCTGAAACGGGCGGTGAGGAAATTCCAATTGAAGCGCAAATATGGCCTAACGCTTGAGGAGTATGACGCGCTACTCGAAGAGCAGGCGGGGGGCTGCGCCATCTGCGGCGGGACGAATCCTAGCGGGTTCCGCTTGGCTGTAGACCACAACCACGAGACTGGCGAGGTGCGCGGGCTCCTGTGTACCAACTGCAACTTCGTGCTGGGCTATTCACACGATGATCCCGCCTTGCTACGGAAGACGATTAGGTATCTGGAATCATGACGGACATTGACGGCATAACCGAGGAGCGGGCCACGGCTGACCTGAAGGAAATCCTGACCAGGTTGGAGGAGATTCTAAATGACCAAAGGTTTGTATGCGCGGACACCGGAGATACGTGCCAAGATGAGCGCCGCACACCAGGGCCATCAGTTCAGTGCAGAGACGCGTGCCAAAATGAGCGCGGCCCATCTCGGTCAGTATTATCGGGGCGACGACGCGGGTTACAGCGCGGTGCATCTTCGTATCCGAACAGCCTACGGCAACGCCGATCATTGTGAGCATTGTGGGGCGACCGACGATCGGCGGTATGAGTGGGCCTATGGTGGCCCCGATCATGCGGCGGGCGGGCTGCCATTCAGCGCCGATTTTGCTGACTATATTCAGCTTTGTAAAACCTGTCATATCAGGTTTGACGACGGGAGATAGATATGAAGTTTCGGGCACTAGTAGACCTGAGCATCAGGGATGACAAGGGCGTCCTACAGGACGTCAAGGCGGGCGCGGCGTTCAAGCCGCCCAAGAAGATGCTTGTCGACCAGGCCATAGAGCGCGGCTACATCGAGGCCGTGGAAGAGGTAAAGAAGAATGAAGACTAGTGGGCTCGGCGATCAGCTCTACGTCGGCGGCTATGACCTCAGCGGTGACGTCGGGGCCGTCCAGAGCCTGGTATCTACCTATGCAGAATGGGTGGTTACTGGCCTGGACAAGAGCGCAGAGGAGCGCCAACTCCTCCTGGCGGACGGCGAGATCGGCTTCGCCAACTACTACGATCCCGTCAGCCCTGGCCTACACGCCATCCTCAACACCCTGCCGGACACCGACGCGCTCGTGTCCTACTTCCGAGGGCAGACTCTTGGCGCGGTAACGGCCAGCATCATGGGCAAGCAACTCAACTATGGCCTGTCCAGGGGCGCGGACGGCTCCCTACTTGGCCAGAACATCGTGGTCAAGAGCAATGGCTACGCCCTTGAGTACGGCTACGCGCTGACCCCAGGCAAGTACACAAGCGTTGTGGCGGAGGAGTTGCCTGGGCTGAACGGCAACCTGAACGGCTACCCTAGCGATCCGGCCAGCAACGACCCTACCATTTTCTACCTGCACGTGTTCACCATGACGGGCGTGGCAGGTGACGATGTAACCGTCCGGATACAGCATTCAGACGACGACGCGCTAGGCGACCCTTACACTACGCTGATTGACTTCACTAACGTGGACATCGCCACCGTTCCTACGGCGCAGCGCATCACCAAGACGGTCACCCATGCCAAGCAATGGCTACGGGTGAAGACACTAACGGTTAGCAACTATCCGACCGGCGTTATTTTCGCCGTTGCCGCGATTAGAGGGATACCGCTTTAGGCGGTAGGAGGAAACAGACATGAGCAAGATGAGCGGAATCGGATTGACGATCAGCGTTGACAACGCAGCGGGCGCACCTGTGGCCATCGGCCCCGACGTGAATAGCTGCACCATCAATACCAGCAGAGGCGAGCAGGATATCACGGGGCTGGACAAGAGCGCCGTTGAGCGCTTGCTGCTCCTGGGCGATGCAGAACTCGGGCTGACCGGCACCTACAACCCCGCCCTGAGCCACACCGTGTTCGCAGACCTAGCGATCCTTGCGGGCCAGGTAGGGCGCACAGTGACCATCGTGTTGCCAGGCGCAGGGCTTATTACCCTAGCCTGCGAGATGGTGTTCCCTAGCTACAACCTGTCTCGTGGCGCTGACGGGTCTCTGACCTGGACGGCTACTGGCAAGTTGTCTTCGGGCACGCTTCCGACCTTCGCATAAGGAGGGGCTAGATGAGCAAACTGAGCGGTATTCCCGTCCAGCTAAGCGTCGATAACAGCGCGGGCGCGGCCAAGGACATCAGCAACGACGTCAACACCTTCACCGTCAACACCTCGCGGGGCGAGTTTGACATGACCGGCCTGGACAAGGCGGCTATCGAGCGGCTCTTGCTGCTCGCTGATGCTGAGTTGTCCTTGACCGGCACGTTCAACCCAGATCTCTCCCACCTGGTGTTTCGCGACCACGGCGTCGGCAACCCGCGCGAGGTGACCGTCGTCTACCCAGGCGGCGGCGCGCTGGATACGCTGATTATGAACCTCGTGTTCTCCAGCTACAACGTGTCTAGGGGCGCGGACGGGGCGCTAACCTGGACATCTACAGGAAAGCTCGCAGACGGCACCACGCCCGCATTTGTGTAAAGCGGGCAGCACCATACCACCTGGCGGCTCACCCCGCCAGGATTCGGCCCACAGGGGCACAGGATCGAAGGGAAGGGGCAACATGGGATACAAACTAACACCGAGAACAGCCAAGCTGGTCTTCGAGGACGAGTACGATGGGGCCGAGGTTCGGGTCACACTAGACCACCCCCTGAGCCACTTCATCGAGGCCCAGAAGCTCCAGCTCAGCCAGGACATCGAGGGGCTCTGCAATTTCGTAGCGGGCATCCTCGTTGACTGGAACCTGGAGGACGACGCGGGGGCCATCCCAACCGACTACGAGGGCGTGATCCGCGTCTATCCGGCGCTCATCAACGCAATAGTCACGCGATGGATGGAGGCGCAGGTCACTCTACCTGCCCCTTTACCAGAGAAATAGAGCGCTGGAGGCAGTTGAATCTGCCGGAATTGATGCCAGTTGAGGTGATGGAGGCACGAATTGTGCTGGGATTGTCAGATAGATTCCACAAACTACCCAGCGAAGTCCTGGCCGAGAGCACCGACATGCTGCGTCTGCTGGCGATTGAGACGCTAACCAAGAGGGAAGATGCCTAACGAAGTCCTGATCCACATCAAGGGCAAGGATGAAACCGGCCCCGCGTTCAAGACCGCTACAAAGGGCGCGTCTGGTCTCGGCTCGGCGCTAGGCACCGCGTCCGGCGTCATGGGCGGCATGGCCATCATGGGTGCCGGACAAAAGATCTTCGGCTTCCTCGAGGACTCAACCCAGGCGGCAATTGCCTCTGAGGAAAGCTGGGGGCGGCTGCAGAAGGCCGTAGAGAATACCGGCACAGCCTACGCTGACGCGGAGCCGTCTGTTAAGGCCGCGATCCAAGGCGCGAAGGATATGGGGTTTAGCGGCACGGCGGCCCGCGACGGGCTAGCCCTCCTCGAAGCGCAGACCGGCGATAACGCCGAGGCCATAAAGCGCTTTGCCCTAGCCCAGGACTTGGCCCGTGGCGCGAACATCGATATCACCACCGCCTCAAAACTCCTGGGCAAGGTCACCGATGAGAACGTCAATGTCCTGGGTCGCTACGGTATTGCGGCCAAGGAGGGGATGACCGAGACCGAACTCTTCGGCATGGTGCAGGAGAAGTTCGGCGGGCAGGCCCAGACCTTCGCCGAGTCTACGGCAGGCAAGATGGCCCTTCTGAGCACCAAGATGGGCGACCTCAAGGTGCAAATAGGGACGGCCCTCCTCCCCGTGATCCAGAAATTGGCGTCCTTCGCCCTAGATACCCTACTGCCCGCGATCAAGAAACTGGCGGCTGAGTGGATTCCTAAGCTCAAGGAGGGCTTCCAGAAGGTCAGCGAAGTCATTGCGCCCGTGGTAGAGAAGATCAAGTCCTTCATTGAGCCCATAGCCAAGAACAAGGAGGTCTTGAAATACGCCGGTTTCTTCCTCGGCACCGTACTTGTTGGCGCGTTCGCGGCCCTGGCCATCGCCGCCGGTTCCGCCGCAATCAGCGTCATCGCTGCCACGGCCCCCTTCATCGCTATCGCCGCTGCAGTCGCGCTTGTGGCCTATGGTGTCTATCAACTCATCAAGCACTGGGACGATATCACGGCGGCGGTAGGGAACTTCCTTGAGATGATCAAGGGCGTCCCTGTCCTGGGCGACATCGTTAGCGCTGTTGAGGCGGTCGTTCGGAGCACGATTGAGGACATCGTTGGCTACTTCCAGGGCCTCATCGACATCGGCAAGGAAATCATCTCGTTCTTCAAGAACGTCTTTAAGGGCGACTGGGATGCCGCGCTACAAGATCTCAAGGACATCGGCATGGGCATCCTGAAGTCCCTTGTGGATTGGATAAAGCTCGGCTTCATTGACGAAATCATCGGGATGCTTAAGGGGTTCATCCCCTGGGATGCGGTCAAGGGCGCTATCGGCGATATCAGGGACAAGATCAATGCCGCGTTCCAGGCCGTTCTGGACTTCCTGAAGGAGCACTGGCCGGAGATCGCGGCTATCATCAGCGGCCCGTTCTTCCCCATCGTGGCCCTGGCTACCGACGCCTTCGGCGTGCGGACGGCGTTGCAGAACGCCATGACCGCTGTTAAGGACTTCGTGTTTGCCCGCGTGGGCGACATCGTGGGGTTCTTTACTGCCCTGCCTGGGCAGATTCTCGCGACGGGTATTGACCTATTCAACAAGGCGAAGATCGTCGGCGAAGACCTTATGAAGGGGATCACCGACGGGCTGAAGGAACTGCCAGGCAAGATGCTTGCCATCGGCGGCGACATCGTGAGGGGCATTTGGGACGGGATCGTGGGCTTGACGGGCTGGCTGAAGGATCAGCTCTCTGCCTGGGTCACTGACAACATCCCTGGCTGGATGAAGGAGATTCTCGGTATCAGTTCTCCGGCAGCGGCAACAGTGCCCATCGGCAAGGCCATCGTCAACGGCATGGTGGTTGGTATACAGAGCGCGACGCCCGCTCTTACAGCAGCTCTGGCGTCAACCATCGCTGAAGTCAATGGCATCATTCCAGATGCGGCGGCTGATGCGCTTCGCATGTACCGCGAGGGCCTTGCCTCCACCATCGCCGACGGCGGCATCGCGCCCATCCCTTCGACGGGCCTTGCCTCCACCATCGCCGAGCCAGGCGGCGTAATCCCAGCCGCTGCCGCTGAATCGCTAGCGATTTGGCGCGCGACACAAAAGGCCACAGAAACAATCGCCTCCACTATCGCTGAGCCAATGGGCATCATTCCAAAGGCGGCTGTCGATGCCCTCGTCATCTATCGCGCGACACAGGTAGCCGCCGAGGGCACCGCTAAGGCAACCAGTCTCCTGCCCGCCCTCGCAAGTGGAACAATCGTCGGCCTTGGCGGCATCAACGCGAGTCTGAAGGACATCGCGGCCTACTACCTGGAGGCCATCCGCAGTCGTCTTAGCATCGTGATCGATGCTATCTGGGCGCTACCAGGCTACCTGTCGGATATCGTGAGCGCCATCAACAACATCAGCATCCCCAGCGCCCAAGGCGGTGCGTCCGTTATAAAGGCGGGTCTGCTGGGCGTCCACGCGAATGAGACCATCGTTCCTGCAGGCCACACGATGCAGACCACTGGCACGGGCGGCGGCAAGACAGAAATCCACATGCACGTACAGGGCTCCATCCTGAGCGAGCGCGACCTAGAGAAGGTCATTGCAGATGCCTTCCGGCACGGCAAGTTCAGGGGGATGGTGACGGCGTAATGGACGTTGATTACCTGCTCGAATGTGGCTGGTATGGCAACCAGCTCGATAGGGACTACTGCAACCTGACAGGTGACGCCATGGGCGTAGAGGCGCTGCGGGGCCGCGACTATGGGGCCTCTAGTCCGGCGCGCTGTTCGCCAGGCAGTCTGAAAACCATCCTGCGAAATGATGCGGGCACCTACAGTCCAGGCGGCCCCCTAGATGGGTATCTCGATGTCGGACACGTGCTGCGACTTTCGGGCGGCCTTCGTCAGCCTAGCCTGGCGGCCAAGTTCGTGGCCGCAGACACCCGCTACCTGATGCGCGCTGACATCGCCGCCCTATCCGTAGGCGACATCTACTGGGATTTGGTGGTGTGGGCGCGTACTGCCGTCCCCGCCAACCAGCAGGGCATCGTGTTCAAGGGAGTCGACCTCATTACTGGCACCAACTTTGAGTATATCCTGTACATCGCGGGCAGCAAGTTCGTCTTCGCCTGCCGCAACCTCGCACACACGGCTACCTATACCGTTACGGCCACCACCTTCGGGAACATCCCTGCCAATACCCTGTGCATGGTGCACGTCTACCACAACCCGACCACCAACGAGATTGGGATTTCGGTCAACGCGGGGGCGCACAATACTGCTGCGGCTGCCGCTGGTGTCCGCGACAACACTGGAGACTTTCAGGTTGGGCGATTAGTTACGGGCGGCGCAGGCAATTATCTCGGTGGCGACATTGGCCCCCTAGCCATCTGGAAGCCCACAGGCACTAACCTGACGGCGGCGCAACTGACCTGGCTCTACAACGGGGGCTATGGGCGGGACTATACAGAGTGGAGCGTTAGTGGGACGGACGGACAGTGGCTTTACCACAACAGCGCTTTCGCGACGATACTGGCCGCGCGCTGGCAGATGGATGAGGTATCGGGCGCGAGGGCAGGCACGGCGGGCTCACTGACTGAGTCCGGCGGCACAATCTCTTCTGAAAACGGCCTTAACACAAGGAGATATTGGGCGCTTTGGTATGGTGAACTCAGCAAGCTCGTGCCCGCTACCCCCACTAACCGCATGCGCACAGTAAGTCTCGACGGCGCAGGCGCGATAGCCGAGCTAAATCGAGCCAAGAAATTAGAACTGTCTATCGCTGGGCAGACCACGGGCTCGTGGGTAAGCGATATAGTCTACGCGCTGCTCGCGGCCTCCTTGGTGCACGGCGATCCAGGGCAAACGCTGACTGGCCCTTTCT